GGAAATAGCATTGGACAATACGCTAGAGGTTATTTCATATTCCCTGCTTCAACATTCGGTAACGACTAAAAGGTGATATAAATGGCAATTAATAGAGCTCAATTAGTAAAAGAACTCGAACCAGGATTGAACGCACTTTTTGGTTTAGAGTATGCACGTTACGAGAACGAACACGAAGAAATCTTCGACACAGAGAGTTCAGAAAGAGCTTTTGAAGAAGAAGTTATGCTTTCAGGTTTCGGCGAAGCACCAACTAAAGGTGAGGGAGCTGCTGTTGTTTATGATACTGCACAGGAATCGTTTACATCAAGATACTCACATGAGACTATAGCCTTAGCTTTTGCATTGACAGAAGAAGCAATAGAGGATAATCTTTATGATACTCTTTCTTCCAGATATACAAGAGCACTAGCAAGGTCGATGAATACAACAAAGCAAGTTAAAGCAGCTAATGTTTTAAACAACGCTTTTAATTCATCCTTTGTTGGAGGCGATGGTAAAGAGTTGTGTGCAACTGATCACCCAACTGTAGGTAACATTGATTTAAGAAATGAATTATCTACAGCTGCGGATTTAAACGAAACTTCTTTAGAACAAGCATTAATTGATATTGCTGATTTTAAAGATGAAAGAGGTTTAAAAATCAATGCACAAGCAACTAAACTTATAATTCCACCAGCACTTCAATTTGTTGCTGATAGACTTATGGAGTCTCCTGGACGTGTTTCAACATCAGATAACGATATCAACGCAATTAGAAATTTGGGTATGGTCCCACAAGGTTACGTTGTTAACAACTATCTGACTGACACAGACGCATTCTTCCTAAAAACAGATGTCCCTAATGGCTTAAAACATTTTGTAAGAACACCAGTACAAACAAGTATGGAAGGTGATTTCGAAACAGGTAATGTTAGATATAAAGCTAGAGAAAGATATAGTTTTGGGTTTAGTGATTGGAGAGGTATTTTCGGCTCTCCTGGAGCGTAAACAAGCTTATTTGTTTAATAAGGGGACTTCGGTCCCCTTTCTTTTTTGTATTTAATAATATAAAATGTAGACAGAACTAGGGATATATATTAATTATCTATCGACTGCCCTAGCAGACAAGCCAAGACGATAGATTTATTAAGGAGACTTAATATGGCAAAAAGTACATTTTCAGGTCCCGTACAATCATTAGCGGGATTTATTTCAGCAGGTAATGCTAACGTAGTTAGCTTGACAGCAGATACTTCACTTACTGTTGCAGCACACGCAGGAAAAGTATTAACGTGTAATGATGCAGATGGTAAATTTACTTTACCTAGTATTGTAGCAACTGCTCCAGGAAGAGACGATGACCCTAACCAAACTAATAACTTAGGTGCTTCTTTCTTTTTTGTGATAGAAACAGCAGCTACAGACTTAGATATTAAAACTGACGGAACAGATAAGTTCGTCGGAGGACTTTATACTGGTAAAGATGACGCTACAGGTAAAACATTTATATCTGGTGCTAGTAACGATGTTATTACCTTAAATGGTTCTACTAAAGGTGGTCTTGCAGGCAGTATTGTAAAAGTAACTGCTATAGCATCAGCGAAATACGCAGTAGAGGGAATAATACTAGGCTCAGGTACTATAGTTACACCATTTGCTGACGCATAATAGGAGGTCACTATGAGTTCATCAGATGTAAAAGCGTCTAAGGCTTTGACTGCAACTGGGCAACTACAAGGTTTTATTGGAAGTGGTGCAGGTACTGCGACTAATTTAGGACCAATAAGAATACAGTCCATACAAGCACAATCGAGCGATGCAGATGCTGAAATTAAAATATATGATGGTACAGGTGCTTCTGGCACTAAACTGTTAGCACATTTTAAATTCGGCTCTGCAGCAAATGAAAGTTTCGACCACTACATACCTAATGACGGTGTAAAGTTTGGAACTGGTGCTTATGTTGTTTTAGCTAACTGTGATTTCTTTGTAGCCTATTACAACTAATGGCGACATCGGGCACAAGAGCTTTTTCAGTTAATGTTGCAAACGCAATCGAAGAGGCGTATGAGCTTGCAGGTTTAGAAGCTCGTACGTCTTATGATGCAATAACTGCAAGACGTTCTTTAAATATTATGTTTGCCGACTGGAATAACAGAGGCATACAAATGTGGGAAGTAAGTAAGGTAGAACTTACTTTAACAGAAGGCACTAACGAATATAACATTAATACTTTTGATATTGACATATTAGACGCTTATATAGAAAAAACAATTAATAATGTGGTTACAGACCATAGTATAAGTAGAATAGATAGAAACGAATACGTCGGTATACCTAATAAAGCAACAAAAGCAAGACCAACTCAATACTGGTTAGAAAGACATACAACACCAAAAATACATTTATATCCAACACCAGAGAACTCAACCGACAAACTGGTTTACTATGTTTGGCGTACTATTGAAGACGTTGACGCTTCTGCACAAGATATAGATGTACCAAACAGGTTTCTTCCTTGTTTAGTTTCTGGTTTAGCGTACTATTTATGTTTAAAAAAGAATACACAAAAACTGCCTATTTTAAAACAGCAGTATGAACAAGATTTATTAAATGCTATTAAGTACGACGAAGACAGGTCGCCACTTAGAATAGTACCAAAAAGGCAATATATCTAATGTCTTATGCCTCAGGTAAATATGCTTACTTTATTTGTGATACTTGTGGTTTTAGGTATAAATATACTAAAGCAAGGATGACATGGGATAATTCTAAAGTTTGTCATGAGTGCTATGAACCTAAACACCCACAATTAGACCCACCACCTATAACAGCAGACGCAGAAGCTTTACATCAACCTAGACCAGAAGTTACTTTACCGCAATCACAATTAGGTTTAGTAAAAACAACAAACGCATCAGCAGGCGGTATGACTTTTCAAAGTGACCCAATCGGTAGTAAACTAGAAGGATTACAAACAAGCGGTAACGTTGGTAGCGTAACAGTGAGTATAACATAATGGCAGGATTTACCTATAGTTCTTTAAAAACAGCTATTCAAGATTATTTAGATAGTTCTGAAACAACTTTTGTTAATAATTTAAACACTTTCATTACAACAACCGAAGAAAGGATACTTAAAAACGTACAACTTCCTGTATTTCGTAAAAATGTTACAGGAACATTAAGCCAAACAAACACATATTTAAGCACACCTGATGATTATTTATCTTCATTTAGTTTAGCTGTAATAGACGGCAGTAATAATTATTCTTATCTTTTACTAAAACAAGTTTCATTTATAAGAGATTTCACACCACAAGCCGCAACAACAGGCAAACCCCTTTACTATGCACAGTTTGATGAAGATAGTTTTATCGTTGCACCTACACCAGATACAGATTATAGTGTAGAGCTACATTATTACTACAGACCTGCTTCTTTAACTACTTTAGCAGATAGTGGTCAAAGTTGGTTATCTGAAAACGCACCTAACGCAATGCTTTATGGTTCTTTAGTCGAAGGAGCTTATTTTCTTAAACTTGATCCACAGAGTATATCGCTTTATGAAAATAAATTTCAAGAAGCATTAAGTACATTAAAATTATTGGGTGAATTTAAGAATGTTAGAGATGAAGCTAGAAATGATCAAATAAAATTAAATACTGGAGGAGCTAATGTTTAGTGTTGAAGTAACACCTAAAATTGGTGATGTTAGTGTAAAAACTACACAAAACGAAGGTTTAAGTCCAGAATACTGGACTGAAAGAATAATGGAAAGACTTATTAGTATTAGCGATAATGCTGACCCAATGGTAAAAGCACAAGCTAATGCTTTTGCAAATAATATGGCACAAGTCGTTTTATTATATTTAAAACAAGCTATAGCTAGCGATAGAGCAACAGTAGCAGGTTTATTAGAAAAACAAGGTCATAAAGATATGGCTGAAATTATAAGGAGACTATAATGGCAATTTCACAAGCGATGTGTACATCTTTTAAAAAAGAATTATTAGAAGGCGTACATAATTTTAAAAACTCAGGTGGTAGCACTTTTAATTTAGCACTTTACACAAGTTCAGCTAGTCTTGGTGCCTCTACAACTGCGTACACTACTTCTAATGAAGTATCTGGTACAAACTATACTGCAAAAGGTGCCTCATTAACTAGGGTAGACCCGTCAACATCAGGAACTACTGCATTAACAGATTTTGCAGATTTAACATTTAGCACAGCTACTATTACTGCTAGAGGTGCTTTAATATTTAATGATAGTGCTTCAGGTGATCCTGCTGTATGTGTATTAGATTTTGGTGGAGATAAAACCTCAACAGCAGGTGATTTTACTATTCAATTTCCAACAGCAGACGCATCAAACGCTATTATAAGAATAGCTTAAATAAATGTCCGTAGGTTGGGGGCGAGGTACATGGGGCTCTGATGTATGGGGAGGAACCTCTGTATCCGTATCAGTAACAGGACTTAGTGCAACATCTGCTCTTGGTGATGAAACTGTAATAGCCAAAGCTTTAATATCAGTTACGGGAGTCGCAGGAACTACTGCTCTTGGTGATGAAACTGTAATAGCCAAAGCTTTAGTATCAGTTACGGGAGAAAGTGCTACATCAGCTTTAGGAAGTGAAACTGTAACAGGAACAGCGAATATCTCTGTTACGGGTAATGTAGGTACATCAGCATTAGGATCAGAAACAGTTACTGCAGCAGCTAATACTTCAGTAACAGGAAATACTGGAACATCAGCCTTAGGTAATGCTATTACTGCAGGAGCTGCTGTTACAGGAGTTTCTGGGTCAGCATCAGTAGGAACACTTGGGGATGAATCAGTTTCTGCAGGAGCTACAGTATCTCCAACAGGATTAAGTGCAACAAGTTCGTTAGGAAGTTTAACTGTTGCAACAGTAAATATAATTTCAGTTACAGGTGTATCAGGAACTGTAGATTTAGGATCAGAAACAGTATTAGCTAATGCAGATGTATCTATAACTGGTTTATCTGCTACTGGAGAAATAGAAACAGTAAATGTTTGGGGTCTCGTTAATGATAGTCAAACACCAAACTACTCTAATGTGAGTAATACACAAACACCAAACTACTCTAATGTTTCAGAAAACCAAACACCAAACTACTCTAATGTGAGCACTACACAAACACCAAGTTTTTCTAATGTTTCAGAAAACCAAACACCTAATTGGAAAGAAGTTGCTTAAAATTTCGGTAAATATAGTGTACAATCAAAATAGTCGGAGGCACAAATGGCTACATATGTAAATGATTTAAGGTTAAAAGAGATTACAACAGGTGATGAGTCAGGTACTTGGGGAACCTCGACTAATACCAATTTAGAGCTGATTGCTGAAGCCTTTAGCTTTGGCACAGAGGCTATAACAACCAACGCAGATACCCACACTACTACTATTGCAGACGGTTCTACTGATCCTGGAAGGTCTATTTATTTAAAATATACAGGCACACTGGATTCAGCTTGTACCATAACCATAGGACCTAATACCGTATCTAAGCTTTGGTTTATAGAAAACGGTACCTCTGGGTCACAAAATATTATTATTTCGCAAGGCTCTGGTGCTAATGTAACAATTCCAGCAGGTCATGTAAAAGCTATTTACTCAGACGGTGCTGGTTCTGGTGCAGCTATGGTTGATGCCTTTACTGATTTAAACTTAGCTGGTACTACAACAACTTCTTCATTAAATGTATCAAGCGATTTAGACGTAGACGGTACAGCCAACTTAGATGTAGTGGATATAGACGGTGCTGTAGATATGGCTTCTACTCTAACAGTTGGAGGCAATGTATCTATTACAGCGGGTGCTCTATCTATAACAGCTGATGGCAGTAATGCAGCAACATTTACAGAATCTGGTGCTGGAACTTTAGAAATAGTAACTGCAGATGATTTTAGAATTAATGCAGCAGGGGACATAACTCTTGATGCAGATGGTGGCGATGTAAGATTTAAAGATGACGCAACAACCATAGGAACAATTTCTTACACTTCTAGTAATTTAGAGATAGCATCAAATGTTTCAGATAAAGATATAAAACTGATAGGTAACGATGGTGGCTCAACCATTACAGCTCTTCACCTTGATATGTCAGATGCAGGTAGTGCTTACTTTAATAATAAGGTTGGTATAGCAACTTCAAGTCCTGAAGAAGCACTTCATGTTTCAGGCAATATGGTTCTTGATGATGCAGACCCAAGAATATTTTTCCAAACAGGTTCATCACATTATAACTGGAAAGTATCAGCACAAGATTCAGTAAATAAAGGTTTTGAAATATCTAGTGGTGAAGTTGATGCTGATGCTAATAGCGACTCTTACACAGCTAGACTAGTAATAGAAGCTGATACAGGTCAAGTTGGATTGGGTACTACAAGTCCAGGACAAACACTAGATGTTGCAGGAAATATAACAGCAGATTCTTTTATTGGAAGGTCTAATATTTCAGTACCTACAGGTGATGCATCAGTTTTTAGAGTAGCAGATAATACTTTAGCATTCGCAACATCATCAACAGAAAGAATGCGTATTGATTCTTCAGGAAATGTTGGGATCAATACTACAACTGCAAAAGAAAAACTAGATGTATCTGGTGCAGGGGTATTTACAGGAAATCATGCAACAGGCACAAATGCTTATGGTGCAGCACAAGGAGTAATGATTCATGCAAGTAGTTCTACAGGTTTTGTAACTGCTGTTTCAAATGGTTCAAATGATGTTGATTTACAACTTAGAGGTTTAAATGGTGGCACTGCAAATTCAAATCAATTAGTTTTAGATAGTGAAGGTAGTGTTGGTCTCGGAACTGCAAGTCCTAGTTTTTCAGCAGGTACAGGTTTAGAAATAAGTAGAGCAGGAGCAGCAACACTAAGAGTTACAGACTCAGATGGGACTACAGGCTCAACAGAATTAGTACAAGTAGATGCAGATGGTTATTTGCTTACAAGACAAAGTGGTTCTTTAATTTTAGGTACTAACGATACAGAAAGAGCAAGAATTGATGCTTCAGGACTATTTGGTATCGGAACTTCAAGTCCTTCTAGCTATAATTCTAATGGAGATAATTTAGTTGTAGCAGGAAGCGGTAATACAGGAATTACTATTGCAGCAGGAACTACAGACGATACTAATATATTCTTCGCAGATGGCACAAGTGGCGATGCTGCTTATAGAGGTATTATTAGATACAACCATTCAGATGATAACTTTGAATTTTATACTGCTGCTACAGAAAGAATGCATATTGATTCTGCAGGGGTTGGCATAGGAACTTCAAGTCCAGCAAAATTGCTTCATATAAAAAGTGCTAATCCTGTTATCAGATTAGAAGATTCAAGCCCATCTGCTTACGCAGAAATTGATGGTGCAGGTGGAGACTTAATTATTAGCTGTGATGCAGGAGATGATGATTCAGATTCAGTAATTAATTTTAAAGTTGATAATTCTGAAAGAATGCGTATTAATGCTTCAGGTCGTGTTGGTATAGGTGAAACAGACCCTGATAACCTTTTACATTTAAAAAGTTCAGATGACACATTATTAAAATTAGAATCTACAGATGCTATAGCAAGATTAGCTTTGACTGATAATAGTGGTACATCTCAAATTAAAAATACTGGTGGTACATTAATATTAGAAGCAGACCCTTCTGATGCTACTTCAAGCACTTATTTAGGATTTGAAGTTGATGGTACAGAAAGGGCACGTATACTTAGTGGTGGTCATTTTCTTATGGGAACTACAACAAATCAAGGTGTAGGTGGTATATCTTTTCAAGAGACTGTTACTGGTGTAAACATACAACAAAATATGGATGGCACATCTGGTGGAGCTGAATTATATGTATTTAGAAGAAACAGTACACAGATTGGCTCAATCAACCAAAGCTCAACAAATGCAGTAACCTATAACACATCCTCAGATGCTAGATTGAAAGATGTTACAGGATCATCAAGAGGATTAGATGTAATTAATAATCTTAATCCTGTAGCTTATAATTGGAAAGCTGATAACCATGCAGATGAAGGATTAATAGCACAAGAGGTTGAAGAACTTGTACCAAATGCAGTAAATCAAGATGAAGATGGTTATTACTCAATGGATTATAGTAAACTTGTTACGCATCTTGTAAAAGGTATGCAAGAGCAACAAGAACAAATAGAATCACTTAAAAGTGAAATTGCAAATTTAAAAGGAGAATAATATGGCAATATCTTATACATGGAATGTGAACACTTGTGACACTAAAACAGTAGGTTCAAAATCTAATGTAGTGCATACTGTTCATTGGAGACTCACTGGAACTGATGACAGTAATAATGATGCAGATGGCAACCCACAAGCTGCTCAAGTTTATGGATCACAAGCACTAGATACAAGTGACTTATCTAGTTTTATTTTATGGTCTAATTTAACAGCAAGTGATGTACAAGGTTGGGTTGAAGCTGCTTTAGGTGCTGACAAAGTTACTGCTATGAAAGCTAGTATTGATGCGAGCATAGCCGAAAAGGTATCACCAACATCAGTAACGAAAGTTTTAAGTTAAAATAATTAAAGGGGATTAGGATGAAAAATACTTTAAAAATAGATACTTTAGTGCAAGAAGACGGCACTGAAATTAAAATAGAAGATTTAGCTCCAGAGCAAAAATATCTTCATTCACAAATATTAGATTTATCTAATAAACAAAGGAGAGTACAGTTTGAACTTGATCAAGTTAATGCAAGTTTATCTGTTTTCCAAAAAGCTTTTGTTGATTCTTTAGAACAAGAAGAAACAGAAGAAAACACAAAAAAGGAGAGTGACTAATGAAAAACATACCATTAATATTAATACCTTTATTTATAACTTCTTGTGCCAGTATTGGGGCGGTTATAGATGGCGGTCAAGATTTAGTAACCAGTGTTATTGACTCATCTGTTGAAACAGCAGGTAATATAACTACTGCGGTGCTAGATGATGTTAGTTCTGTTGTTGATACAGTTGGAGATTCCGTATCCGATGTAGTCGATACTGTTGTTGAAGAAGTAGACGAACAAACTAACGAATTACAAAACGAAGAAGAACAGGAGGAATAATGGTCTGGTTAAACGTATTAGTATGGATTACTGCTATTATAGCAATAGCTTCGGTAATAGCAGCTATTACACCAACACCTAAAGACGATGTCTGGTTTGGTAAACTATATAAAATTATAGATTGGTGTGCTTTAAATATAGGAAAAGCTAAAGATAAGTAATGCCAACAGTCAAAGACGCTTTAGCAGAGTTAAATGCACATGAAAGAGAATGTGCTATTCGCTATGAATATATAGAAAAAAGATTAGATGAAGGCTCTGCTAAATTTAAACGATTAGAAATGTTACTTTGGGGGGTTTATCCGTTTATACTTGGTTCGATAGTATTTGCTAGTTTTATATAGGAGATTAAGTGCCTTTACAAAAATTTTTATTCAAACCAGGAATAAATAAAGAAAATACAGCCTATTCTAACGAAGGCGGTTGGTTTGATGCAAATTTAGTGCGTTTCCGTAAAGGTTTGCCTGAAAAAATTGGTGGTTGGGAAAAATATTCTAGCAGTACCTTTATTTCTAAAGGTAGAGGAATCCACGCATGGGTTGCATTAGATAGCACTAAATATATTGGTTTAGGTGCTACACAAAAATATTACGTATTACAAGGAACATCTTATTACGATGTAACACCTATAAGAAAAACAACCACTAACGGTGTTACTTTCGCTGCCACCGAAGGTAGCTCAGAAATTACAGCTACCGATAATAGTCACGGTGCGGTAAAAAATGATTTTGTAACTTTTAGCGACGCTGTTAGTTTAGGTGGTAATATTACAGCTTCAGTTTTGAATCAAGAATATCAAATAACTTCTAAAACAGCAAACACATACACATTTAATGCAAAAGACACTTCGGGCAATGCAGTTACTGCTAATGCTAGCGACACAGGTAATGGAGGTTCTGGTGTTGATGGTGTTTACCAAATTAACGTTGGTTTAGATGTATACGTACCCGCTTCTGGTTGGGGTGCAGGAAGTTGGGGCTTAGGAACTTTTGGAAGTGTAACTGCATTAGCTGAGTCTGACCAACTTAGAACATGGGGACATGATAATTTTGGTGAGGATTTAATAATAAATGTGCGTAACGGTGGTATCTATTATTGGGATACAAGCGGTGGTTTAACAAATAGAGCAGTAGCTTTATCTGATCTCGCAGGTGCAAATTTAGCTCCTACAAAATCTTTACAGGTGTTGGTTAGTGATGTAGATAGGCATGTACTTTGTTTAGGTGCAGACCCTATAGAAAATTCTAGTAGAACAGGTGTTATTGATCCTATGTTAATAGCATTTAGTGATCAAGAAAGTGTTACCGAATGGGAACCATTACCAACTAATACAGCAGGTTCTTTAAGGTTGTCAGCAGGCTCATCTATTATAGGTGGTATACGGGCAAGACAAGAAACTCTTGTGTGGACAGATACAGCATTATATTCTTTAAGTTTTATAGGACAGCCCTTTACGTTTGGCTTAAATTTAGTAAATGAAGGTGTTGGTTTAGCAGGACCAAACGCTATGGTAAATACCCCTAAGGGTGTTTTTTGGATGGATAAAAAAGGTTTTTACAATTATTCTGGATCAGTACAAACATTACCGTGTAGTGTAGAAGCTCATGTTTTTGACAATATAGACGAAACTCAAGCATTCCAAATAACTGCTTTTTCAAATAAAGCTTTTAACGAAGTTGGTTGGTTTTATTGTTCACAAGATCAAACGAGTCCAAATAAATATGTTGTTTATAATTATCTAGAAAATGTATGGTCTATAGGGGAACTTTCAAGAACGGCTTGGTTAGATGAAGGTATATTAGATAAACCTATAGCTACGTATACAACTTCAAGCACAGGTGTGTTGTACAATCACGAAGTTGGTTATGACGACGATGGAACAGCTATGCAAAACGTATTTATTGAATCAAGTGATTTCGATATAGACCCAGCAGGAGAAAATTTTACAGCAATAAGTAGAATAATACCTGATGTAAAATTTATAGGAGACGGTTCGACTGGAACAGCAGGACAACAATTAGATTTCGTTTTAAAGAAAAGAGATTTTCCAGGACAAGATTTAAGCACAGTAACTACTGCTAATTGTTTTTCAAATACAACTAAAATAGATACACGTTTAAGAGCAAGACAGGTTGTTTTAAGAGTTCAATCTAACGACGATAATTCAGCTGTAACAGGGATGGCTTTTAGGTTAGGGGCTACACGTTTAGATATAAAGCCTGATGGTAAAAGATAATGACAAAAATTTTAGAGACTAAACTTCCCACCGCAATAGGTCCTCTTGATCCTGAAATATTTAATAGATTAGTAAGAATATTAGAGCTATCTTTAGGTAGTAAAGATATAGACGCAACGCAAACTGTAAATGAAAACCAAAGAAATTTAAATCTGTTTAATAAAGGAGATATAATTTATAATTTAAGTACGGATCAATTACAACTATGGACTGGAATACAATGGATAGATTTATACGTTGGGGAAGAAAAAGGAGTACAAGGCAATACGGCTTTGGGAAAAGTAAGCATAAAAACCAATGGAGCAACAACGGTACCAATATTATGAACATTGATAAATTAAGAGAAGAACTTACTTTTGATGAGGGGTGTATTGATAAAATATACTTAGATCATTTAGGCTATCCAACTTTTGGTATAGGTCATCTTATTCTAGAAACAGACCCAGAACACGGAAAAGAAGTGGGTACGCCTGTTTCTAACGAAAGAATTAAAGAATGTTTTGAAAACGATATCAATACAGTAACAAAAGAATTAGATAGAAATCTTTCATGGTGGATACACCTGCCAGAAGATATTAAAAGAGTTTTAGCAAACATGGGTTTTAATTTAGGCATAACTAGATTATTAAAATTCAAAAAGTTTTTAACTGCATTAGAAGAACATAATTGGGAAACTGCTGCAGTTGAGATGATGGATAGTCGTTGGGCTACACAAGTAGGACCAAGAGCGACTAGACTTAGAGATAGGGTTCTCTTAGGAGGGCAAGGTTAAACAAAAACTATTAGCATGGATTGATAGACTTATAGAAAAGTCATGGCAAAACTACGCTGATAAATTACATAGGAAAAATAATGAAAAAATCTAAATACATGAGAAAAGGCGGAGCTTTAAAGAGTTCAAAATATAAGAAACGAGGC